TCACGCCTGCTTCCTCTTCAAAATTGTCAGGACCGGTCCGCGAGAATCGGTTGCTGATACCATGTTCGCAGCTTCGATCAGATGCCCGAGTTCAGCGCCCGAGTAGTGACTGGTGATGCTGCCGTTCTTGTGCCCAAGCAGGGCCTTGCGGTCTTCCTCGGTTACGCCTGCTGCACGCAACCGGCGGCCAAACGTGTGCTTGAGGTCATGGATCCTGATGGATGCATAACCTGGGTGAGCGTGGCGAAGGTTTTCCTCCTGCCAGAGTTTCGCTGCTCTCACCCGCGCCTTCTTCCAGGCTGAGTCGTTCATGCGGTGCATCGCGGTGCCGTTGTAAGGGAAAACCCATTCCTTGCTGATGCCACGCTGCTTCTCGATGATCGACCTGGCCACGTTGTTCAGCACCACCAGCCGCTCGTCACCGTTCTTAACACCTGAGCGCTCATGCCGCCCTCCAAAGTCGGCCGGTATCAGAAATACGCTGGTGCCAAGTTCCGGTACCGTGATCTCCCAATCCCACCTCAGCTTGCAAACCTCCTGCTCACGTGTGCCGGTGTTCACCTTGAACAACGCCATCGTTTGCAGGTGGGCCGGCAACTCCCCGAAAAGAATCGACTGCTCCGGCCATGACATCGGGTACGGCTTGCGGCTCGACTTCTTCTCTTCCAGCTTCGTGAGCATCGGCACGCTATCCAGCCAAGGCCTGCGCTCATCGTCTCGCCATTTCCTGGCACACAACGATAAAACCCGAACCACGCGCTCTATCGAAATGTTCACCGTTCTGTTGCTGACGCCTTTCTTTACCTTCCCGCATTCCAGCTTCTTTGTCGCCAGCCTGTCTTTGATGAACGGCACCAGGGCCTGGTCATCGATGTGGGTCAGCGGCATGTCGCCAATGAATGGGTCGAGCTGCGAAAGGTGGTGCGCCGACAGCTTTATGGACGGCTGGTCTTTGAACTCCAGCAGGAAGCGAGTTGCCGCCTCCCGCCAGGTCCTGACCTTCTTCACTCCGTACACCTTCTGCTGCCGGATCTGCTCCAACCTGTAGATCAGGTAGCGCTCCGCTTCTTCCCGGTCACCAGTTCCAGTGCTTTCGTAAAGTCGTTCTCCGTTGATTTTCTTGTCGATATGCCAGATACCTTTCCTTTGGGAGAGGCCTGTGATCGATTTTCGCGCCATGATTTATCTCCTTTCTGGCGCTCGCTGCGGGGCGATTGTTGCTCCGTTGCGCCTTTTTTATCAATCGCCTTGGCCTCGACGTATGCCGTGGCCCAGTCGTCCAGTTCTTGCCGATCGAACCCGACGCCACGCCCGCCGATTGGGAACTCGCTGACGAAGGGTCTGACGGTCTCGTCGAAGATTGCCCGGCACATGCCCAGATAACCCGGAGCCTCTTTGGCTCGAATGAAGCGCGGGATCAGCTGTTGAGCGCCCATACCTTCCTCCTGCCGCCCATGCTGGGCAGCGTCTTAATGATGTTCATGGTGAAGATTTACTCTGCGTGCGGCGGCAGAATGTTCAGTGGATGGTCACGCTGTCGTGCCCTACGGCGATCTGGCGTGCCTGATGTTCTGTGCGGAAAGACATGTGCTGCTTGGTGCCGCTGCAGTCCGCGATAACCCACCAATAACCGCCAAAACGGTGTGGGCCTTTGATTATTTTGGTGATGGTCATGGGGTGTCCTTGCCGCGCTGGGCGGCAGAAGGTGGGTTATATGGAAAACTTGGCCAAGGCTTCGTCTGCTACCTTCATCGCGGCCTGGGCATCGTTCACATAGGCAGGGTCAAAACCGCCGCACAGATGGATGGTTGCCTGGCAGGCGCGCAGGTTCTCGCGGTTCAGCTTCAGCGCGGCTATCAACTCTTCCCGAGCCTCGGCTTCACCTCGGCCGATATCCCAGAAGCGCTGACCCCAATGACCAGCGGGTGGCTGATTGTTGCCCTGCGAACCGAAGGCCATGGCGCCGACCGCGCAATCGAGTAAATCGCGCTTGTAGGCGTTGTCGCCGTCGATGCTCAGGCCGTTACGGCGAAGCGCGTCGAGGGTGTTGTTCAAGTTCGACTCAGGCGAAGGCAGCACCAGGTCAAAGTCTTTCTCGCCTGGGCGGCAGGCCACCACCAGCAGTTCGCAGTCAAGCGGCAGGTGTTGCGCCATATCCGAGATCGCCTCGATAGCGGCTTCGCGGAACGCATTCTTTTCTTCGGACATAGGAATACCTCGCCCGCCGCTCACCGGCAGGCATGTAGGGGGATTGGGGTTAGGGGTTCTTGCGTTCTGGCGGGGAGGGCGGAAATCCAAAGTAGTGCCGGCGCTTTCCGGTGTAGCCGCATTCGCTGCAACCCGTGGACGGGCCACAGCTGCAACCGCCCTCGCAACCGCAGCTACACCCGGAGCAATCCAAAGTGCACCAGCTTTCCTGCTCTACCTCGCCTTCCTGGTTGATCGAGTAGTTGACGCGGCGGTCGAGGCGAAAGCCTGTGATCTTTTCTGCCTCCTCATAGGTCGCCGATACAGAACGGAACCCATACTGGGCGGCAGGATCCTCTACGAAACGGCGAACAACTCTCATGGCCTTGGCCCCTTGTAGATGAAGACGTAGGCGAACCAGAGGGTGGCGATCATGGCGTCACCTCGACCAGTTTCCATTTGGTGTTGTTCGTCTGGCTGTGATCCGACTCGACCAGGCCTTCGCGCTTCATCAGTTCCAACTCGCGGCGGATCTGTTTGGTGGTGAACGGCTCGATATGGAACCGGAACCACCAGGTGCAGAACCAGTTATCCCGGCTACCGTCCGGGCCACTCATGTAGATGATGATCCGCTGGCGGAGGGTCATGGCGTCACCTGCTTGCGGTACCCAGCGTCGATTGCCCGGAGGAAGTCGAGCCGGGCATTCTCATGGATACCTTCCCAAGGTAAGCAACGGAGCTCACTGGGGATCATGGTTTCGAACAGCTCGCGCGCCAGGTTCTGCCGCTGCTGCTCAGCAGTTGCGCCGTTCGGGCGGAACTCGCGCTCGCCAACATAGGCGCAGTGCTCGACGTCAGAGCCGAGGTGCTGCCAGACAATCACGTCGCTGGATGAGTAATGGACGGTGCACGTGGCGAATCCAGTTTCGCCGGCCGAACCATCGACCTCACAAACGGTTCCGGCCGGCGGCGGTCCTTCGCCAGACCAGGCCGCTACACTTTCTTCGGGCATGACTTCGTCCTTGCCGCTATAGCGGCTGACTTTGAAGGGGGAGGGGTTACAGAGGTTTCAGCAAATCAGTTGTGCCAGTGCCAGCAGGCACCAGCAGTAGGCGGGGAGTTGGGCTTTCATTGGTATGGCTCTCCGCATTCCGGGCACTCAAGAATGCTTGTGTAGCCGTGATGGCAATCCCCGGCGGTCGCCGGCTTGAGTGCGGCGCAGATGTCCGCCTCAAGGGACTCCAGGCTTTCGGGCGCGTCCTGCTCAAAACTCAGCACGGAAGACTCGACAACGCGCCGCAACAACCCCTCCAGCACATCCGCCCGCTCATCCGCTGCGGTCAGGCGCTGTTGCAGGGCATCTTCGCGGGCAAGGGAACAATCCAGGCATCCATCCCAATGGTTTCTCTTGTGAGTGGCGCAATGGCCGCCTTCTCTTCGAGTGCTCATAAAGCCTCCCTCGTTACCAGATCATGGGCATTCACAACCGTCATGCCGAGGCGTTCGGCGATCAGGACTTCCAGGCGGGCACCCTTTGAATGCTCCCAGCCGGGCAGGGTGGCCACGGTGTCGCATTCCATCAGGGCGACAATGTCGCGGCGCATGCAGTCGTTCCAGGAGCCGCCGTCCGGGTTGAGTTCGGCCGGGTTGGTGACGGTGTGGCCGCCGGCGCGGAGGTTATCGGTCATTGCGGCGAATGCCGGGAAGTTGAGGTCAGGCAGGCCGGTCATGGGGCCGCTCAGGTAGATGCGCTTCATGCTGCCTCCATCAATGCTTGAATGATGCGTTGGCCCGCCAGCGGCGGCACCGCGTTGCCAGTCATGTGCATGGTCAGTCGGTGGTTGTCCGGGCGCAGCGTGTCTTTCGGGAAGGACTGCGCGGCCATGGCCTCGTCGGCGGTGATCATGCGCATCCGTTCACCATCGACAACTGCCCATCGGTCCAGCGTGGTGATGGTGCCGATCGGGCGGTCCAGGCTGCGCCCGGTGAGCCCAGAACCAGAGCCGTAGTAGGGCATCACGAACCGTTCGCCGAACCGATCCCGACCATTCTTCACGCGAGCCAGCGTTGATTCGGCACGTCCGGGCTTCACGATCGGCGACCACTTGCCTGCATTGAAGTCGATAATCTCGCTGGCCGGTACATGCTGGTGTTGCTGGAGCTGTAGGTGAAGCGGAGCCTTGCTGCGGGAGCAGACCATGAACAGGCGAACCCTATGCTGAGGCACGCCGAGGTCGGCGCAGTCCACGATATGCGGGGCCAGCGAATAGCCAAGGCGCTGCATCGCATCTGCCCAAGCCGGGTACAAGATCCAGTCCATGAACTCCGGCACATTTTCGATGACGGCGAAGTCGGGGCGGTTGACCTCTGCGTTTGCCACCGGCGCCCAGGCAGTGGATCGTGAGTTGTCGTGCTGGGGATTACCGGCGGCTTTGCCGCGGGCTTTAGCGTGGCCCTGGCAGCAAGGGGAGGCCAGCATCACGTCGTGCTTTGGCACCTGTGACCAGTCAGCCTGATGCAGGTCCTGGCAGACGTGGTGCGTGTCCGGGTTGTTCCTGGTGTGCCACTCCACGGCGGCTGGCCAGTGGTTGGCAGCCCATAGGACGTTGAGCCCTGCTTCTTTCCCGCCGCGCGTCCATCCGCCGAATCCTGAAAATAAGTCGATTGCTGTTTGCATGCGGGATCCTCGCCAGTGGCGTGAGTTGGTAAAAAGAGGTGAGTTATTTCTTCTGAAAGGTCTTGGTCAGCGCCGCATTGACGCTGTTGCCGCGCTTCAACACGACGCGAGCCAGGGCGGCTCGGTCTTTCTCGCTGTGGCTGGCCTGGCTGAGCAGGCCGAAATAGCTGTTGGCGGTCTCGCGCAGATCCTCGGCCGGCGCCGCGGCGGTTCGCTTCAGCGCCTGGGCCAGGGATCGCTTGCGAGTGGTTCGCCGCCAGGGCTTGATGACGTGGCCAACGAAGTCGACGCCGCGATCCACCGGCTGCAGGATCGTCTTTGTGGGGTTCAGCTTCGCGCCCAGCCGGGGAAGGAACGCTTCGACCTGGGCCAGCCACTCGTTGAGCTGCTGCGGCGACTCATGCAGGAACACGAAGTCATCTACGTACCGGATGTAGTGCTTGGCGCGCAGCGTGTGCTTTGCGAACTGGTCCAGGGCGTCGAGGTAGATGTTGGCGAAGAACTGAGACGACAGGTTGCCGATCGGTAGGCCGAGGCGCGCGGGCTGAGCCACCAGGCGCTTATGCTGCGGCACCCGGTTGAAAAGGTGCGCCGGGCTGCGGGTCTCGTAATCCTCGCGCGGGTCGTGCATGAGGATCTGCGTGGCCAGGGCCAACCACCAAGGTTCGGTTATCCTGGCTTCCAGCTGCTTGCGCAGCACAGCCTTATCGATGGCGACGAAGAAGTTGGCTAGGTCGCACTTCAGGTAGAAAAGTGGCTTCGACCAATTCTCGCTGGCGCTCCGTATCTTCGACTCAAGCCGGGTAGCGGCGTAAAGCGTGCCGCGCCCCGGAATGCATGCGCAACTGTCCGCTATGAAGCTGGCGTAGAAGCGCGGTGCCACATGGTTGTAAATGAGGTGGTGGACGACGCGGTCCCGAAAGGCTGCTGCCCACACCTCGCGGGCTTTCGGCCGGGTGACCACGAAGCATATAGATCGGCCTGGCCGGTAGGTGCCGGCAACCAGGTCGTCGTGTAGCTGGATCAGGTTCCGCTCCAGGTCGATTTCGAAAGCCAGCGCGCTGTCGCTGTTGCGCTTGGTGCGCCGGCAGTCGTAATAGGCCTGGACCAGATCCTGAAACGGGTACGGACCCAAAGTCGAATCTGCGGACGGGGCGGACACGGAGCTCGTTGTTCTTGTCGTTGTTGTTCTGATTGCCATCATCGAAGTTCATGTTGAATGCGTTGTTGGCTGAGCGCTGCGACCTATCGTGCTATCTACGTCGCCGAGCCGAAGGCATAGCCGATCAGCAAGGAAACTGCGCGAGACCTGCCCGGACGCTTTAGACCGGCGGTATCTCTGATGCGCATGGCGGTGACCTATCAGGTCAGCGGCACGACCAGATTCAATTCGCACAGACCAGAAAGCCGTAACCTTCAGGTGGCGGGCGCGGTTGGGGTTGAGCGTTTCCAGGCGTTTGCTTGCTTGCCGATTGAAGCCGTTACCTCAATTGCCTGGGCGTGTTGCGGGATGCTGATAAAGCGGTTGTCTTTGAAGAGCCGCATCAGGAACTCGACGACCTGCACCTTCTCGACCAGCAGGGTCAGGTGTGGCCGTTTATCCTGGGTTGCGTTAGCACGTGCAATCAGCATCAGCACTTCGATGCATTCGTCGATCATTCGCTTGCCGAGTGACTGTTTGAGGTCGCGGGGGATGTTCCGGGTCATCGTTGTAGCCATATGCAGCAGCCCCATCGAAGCCTTGTAGATCGCAAGTTCCGTATGCATTGCCATGTGGCTCGCTCTCCAAGAGCAACCGGCCGCAAGCGGCCGGATTAAATAAGCGAATTAATCAATAAGTTCGCTGCGGACGGGGCGGACACGGAGCTCGTAGCTCTTGCCGTAGCTGAGCTGACCGCCATCATCGAAGCCCATGATGAATGCGCTGTCGGCTGAGCGCTGCGAACTCGACCAGTACCATGTGTCGCGAAACTCTTCGGCGCCGCCTTCTTGGAAGGCTTCGTGCACGGTTTGCAGTGGGTCTTCCTCGCTGTACAGCTGGCCTACAGGTTCACTGTGCGGGTTGTCACCGTTGCGTGAGTTCGCCCAGTTCTCTTCGGTGGTCGGCTTGAAGTGTCGATATTGCAGCTCTTGCACGTCGCGCGCCGGGATCGCCCAATCAGTGAAACCCCCGATGTCCAGGGCCAGTACTTTGGCTGCCAGCTCGCTGCCTGCCGCCGCCATAGCCTGGGTGTTCGCCAGGCTATCGGTGAAGCTGTCAGCACCTTCGATCTTCTCGCCATACTTACCCCATTCACCGACCAGCTCGTGCTCAGCACCGGCAGTGATATGCAGGGAGCGCTTGCCGGTGGCCGGGTCGCGGGTAATGCCGGTGACGAAACCGCCGCCGTAAGCCTGGCCGATAGCCGGGGTGGTTACTGCTAGTGCTGATTTCTCAACTGCGGACATGATGATTCCTCTTTTCTAAGGCAACAAAAAAGGCGCTGTGCGCCCTGGTGTGCCGGATCAAGAACGAATGAATGAAGGATTAAATAAAGAATCTGCGGACGGGGCGGACACGGAGCTCGTAGTCCTTGCCGAGGTCGTTCTGATAGCCATCATCGAAGCCCATGCTGAATGCGTAGTAGGCTGAGCGCTGCGAAGATGACCAGTAATAGCAGTCCTTGGCGAACACCTCGGGGCAGTTCACCCAGCTGTGGTACAGCTCTGCAGCGGCCGGCAGATAGAAGTCATGGTGACCATCGGCCTGATACTCAGCGCAGGCGTTGGCTGCTGGATACTCGCGCTCGTCATCGTTACCGATCAGCACCTGGGTGTTGGTGTAGCCGTCGGTCTTGCTGAGGCCCTTCACTTCGACTCCGCGGCCGCCCCACTCAAGACTACCAACGTCCGTTGCAGCGATGATCAGGTAGTGCGCTGGCACGTCACCGCGAGCGTGAACCAAACCGCCATTGAGCCCACCCTGGCCCGGCCACGGTTGGCCGATCTCCGGGATAGTGGAAGGCGCTACTGGCTGCACATTCGCCGCCGGAGGAAGCACCTGGGCGAACACGCTGGCGATCGCCAGTTTTGCCAGAGCACTGGATGGCATCTTGATAGACACGTCGCCGTGCTTCAGGGTGATCATTTCGGTTTTCATGCGGTTACCTCAGATAGGCGCCGCCCTCCGGTTAACGGATGCAGCGAGTAGGGTTGGTTATTCGTCGTGGCAGATGCGAAGGGATTCGCGGTTGTAGGCGAGTTGCAGTTTTGCCGACACGTTTTCGGGTATTTCATAACTGTGTCGCGGCGGCGCGAGGAACTGGGCCGATCCTGCTGGGCCCAGGCCGTGCAGGTGGTGAATCATCAAGGTCATAGCCTCGCCCTGTTCCTCGATGCCATTCCAGGCCATCAGGTCAGCCAAGGCCTGGCGAGTGCCGGCCATGGTGTGGAGTCGCAACTCTTCCTCGCCGCGAGTCTTTCGCCTCGCCGCAGTCTTTGCTGATCGTTCTTTCTGCGCGGCAGCCATGGCCTACCTCTTCTATTCCGCTGGCCGGCAGTGCGAGCCAGGTTTGACGTTTGCGTTGCTGGATGCGGGCTATGCGGCGCATGAGGTGCTGCCACGCCGCGCTTTGGGATAGGCGATGCCGTGGGCGGCGATGATGCGCTCGAAGGCCTTGTTGCCGATTGCCAGCTTCCCGCAGCACTGGCGACGAGTGATGCCCAACTCCATGAATGCCCTGATGCGTTCAGCGAACTGCGCATCTCGCTCTTCCATCTGCTTTTGACGCTCAGTGTCCTGATTGCCACCGCGTACCGCTTTTTTGAACTTGATGCCGAACTCTTGAGTAATTCCGCAGAGGGTTCGGCGGCTAACCTTGAGAATTTCGGAGACCTGTTTCTGGGTATGGTTGGCTGCCAGCTCGGCCACTTTCTCAATCATCTTTGTGCGCTTGTCGGCGCGTGCGTTGATCGGGGCGTAGGGTAGGGGAGCTGCCTCAACCCGGCGCCGTACAAACGGCTTGGGCGCCGGCGGCATCTGGGTGCTGTAGGTGATCGGCTTGGGCTTGTAGTTGTACGGCGCGGCTTCTTCAATCTCGCCACCGGCCGCCACAAACTCAGCGACCTGGGCGGCTAGTTCGTCGGATGCTGGACGAAGGCGCTCTACTTCGTTCTGTAGGATGCTGATCATGCTGCGATCCCCAGTACTTGGTTCATGCGATCTTCAAGGATTTCGTAGAAGGTCTTAACCCGTTCGGTGATCTTGCGGATCATTGCTTCATCCCGGTAGGCGCGCTTGACGAACATCGGCATACCTGGCCAGTAGCAAACGAAGTCGATCCACTCGCGTTCCGATACCCATAGTCCGCCCTGGCACTGGGCGACGTGTTCTTTGGGGATCTCGCCCGACAGGATCACTTCGACCTGGAATTTCGGAAGTTTGGTTTTGATTTCCGTCAGGCCCGCAGGACCGACGAGCGAGTCAGGCGAATAGCCGGCGCCGTGGTTGAGGATGATCGCCACTTGTTTGGTTTCGACTTCCTCACGCTGCTCGTATAGCTTGCGGGCGACACCTTCCAGTTCGTGGCCGCGCTCGGTGTGCCGGTTTCCCATGAATGGGTCAGCAGCCTCGCCGGTGATGCGCTCGCCGATCAGCGTGTTCATGTAGCTGAATGCGCCGACACCGAAGCCAGCCTCCCCCTTGCCATTTGTAAGCAAGCACTCCAGCTCAGAGCAAGTGACGATACCCAGGCGCAGAGCCAGCCACTCAGGCGAGCTTTGCTCAACTTCTGTGATGATCTGCATGGTCAATTACCCCGCTTGCTGCGCGGCCTTGGCCGCTTTCGAGATTGAGTTGTTTAGCCCTGCCACCACGCCGTCAAACGCTGACTTTGCAATCTGGCCTGGGTCGCCGTACATCTTTTCAAAGTTGGCGTGAACAGCCTCGCTGCATTTATCCAGAAGAGCCTGAACCTGCCTTGCTTGGGCGGGGGTTACGAGCTGATCAGACGGCTCTACATAGCCATCATTGTCGTTGTCGTCGCCGCTGGTGATGTTGAGTAGGGCGCACATGACATAGCGCTTGCCGTAGGTGGTGGTCGATCCCACCGACTGCACAGCGCTTCGCCCGGCGCCAATATCAAGCGGCAGGACCATGGTTGTTTCTTCGCGGTGCCCGGCCTTGTGCATCAGAATGCCGGTGATGCTCACGCCAGCGGCTTGGTTGACGATCTTGAACGACACGCCAAAGCCAAACTTGGCCATGACTTGGCGCACCGCGTAGTTGATGTCGTCGAGGTCGGCGTACATCTTCTTGGTGTGCGTGTTCTCGGTGCGCTTTTCCACAGAAGGCATTTCGCACTGCATTTCAGCGAACGCAGCGTTGAATGCCTCCAGCGCGCTCTTCGCCTCCATTCGATCCTGAAGCTTGATCAGGCGCTCCAGCTTGTCCATGTCGCAGCGAGGATCAAGGGCAAGCCGGCTGATGGTCGACAACATGCTGATTTCCTGCGCTGGCTGGGCGGCCATTTGGCGATCCCGTTCAAGCGGCATGATGATTTCTTGCGACATGGCTATAGCCTCAAAATTGGATAGTGATGTGGGGAACTTCGCCACGTGCGATCTTCAGGACGATGGCCTTTGCCAGCTCTTCGCTGATGTTCATTCCGATTAAAGCCTGCTTGGCTTCGCCCAGGATTTTCGACTTGTGCGCTACGTCAGCCTGGCGTGCCTGCTGCTGACGCAGGATCTCGTCTGCTGCCGCGTTGGCGCGGGCGATCTCGTCTTGGCGGGCCTGCTCAACTGCTGCCGCTTGGCGTTCGACGGCGGCAGCTTGCTCGCGCTCGGCACGCTGCTCAGCCTCGATCTGCTCACGCTTTGCCTGCTCGGCGCGGCGATCAGACTCGGCTGCCTGCAATTTCAGGTCGTTCTCCCGCTTTTCGGCGGCCGCCTGTTCATCACGGACGCGCTGTGCTTCGGCTTCGCGGTCCTGCTGGGCCTTTGCCTCGGCCTTGCGTGTTGCTTCCTCGGCTGCTTCGCGGGCGATGCGATCCTCGTTGTCCTTCTTGTCGCGGGCTTCCTTCTCCAGGCGCAGGCGAGTCAGTTCGGCTTGTTCGGCCTCGTACTGGGTGCGCTCGGCGTGCAGGGCGTGCAACTTCGCCAGGGTCTGGTCCTTCGCCTGGGCGGCTTCAGCCACGAACTCCTCCCAGGCATCGTTGATTTCGACAGCTTCGAGGTCGTCGATCACAAGGGCAACTACGGACGCCGGAGGTGTTTCCCCGAACAGAGCCATGTCCTTGATCTGCTGGATTCCTTCCTCGTGCTTGGCAACGCGAGCATCTTCGGCCGCCTGCCAATCATCCAGCGGCTGCCGGACTTCCTTCTGCCATGACTCCAGGGTGTCCCATACGCGCTTACGTTCGGCGTCGATCAGCTTCGGGATCTCCTTTTGTTTTGCTGAGATTTCCTTGCCTACCGCTTCGAGTGCCGTTTTCGATTTGGCGATCTGGTGCGCCATCGAGGCATAAGCCTCCCGGCCTTTGCGGGTCTTGAGATCAGGAAGCACTTTTTTGAATTCGTCGACCTTGGCACGCACCTGTTCAAGCCAAGGATCCAGGCCTTTAACGGTGCTGAACACGGCCAGAGCGGTTTCTTTCGGCGGCACGACGGCCAGTTGAGTTTCTGCGGACACGGTGACTCCCTGCCGCGATGCTCGCAGCGATTGAAGGTGTTGGTTATTGGGTGATCAGGCCACCGATGGCGGGGCCCAGGAATACGATGGTGAGGAAGGTCAGACCAACGATGGCCGACAGAGCGCGGATGGCGCGGCGCCGGTGCCGCTGGCGGGTGGTCATGACTGGTGCGGCCTGCAGCTTACGATGCACATGAAATCCTCTTCATCGGGCGCCCCCCACTTATCGTAAAAGGCGAGCACATCCGCTTCAAACAGTCGCCGTCGCTCAATCGATGCCTGCTCTTCCTGATCGAGCGCTAACCACTTCGGATCTTCAGGGCAGCAGGATCGGTGACACGAAACGTAGGCATCTGTCGTTTCGTGATAACGGTAAGGGCCTTCGGTGATTTTCTTTCCACACGCACAGCACTGCATTGTTCCGGATTTCTGATATCGGGCATCCGCGTAGTAGTAATGGCGATTCTTTCGGCTCATGACACCCTCGCAATCAGCATGCCGCGCCGCTGAGTGATGCGAACCCGCGTAGGAAGATCCGCGACCAAAGAAAAGCCCTGACGGTGCAGGGCTTGTGATAGTGCTTTGTGGTTTCGGGCGATGATTGCGATCATGCAGCCTCCTTGCGGTGCCTGGTGATTTTCAGCAGGCGCTGGCAGTAGTGGGCGAACTCTTCGTTGGTGATGGCGTTGCCGGTGAGCATGTTGGTGATCATGTTCAGGACGATGCGCTGGGCGCCGGGCTCGCTGGCGGGGTGCTCCAGAGCCTCGAGCGCTTCATCAATGAGGATGTGAGGGCTCATAGGTCGGCATCCACGTCGTCTTCTGCCGCTTCCCGCTCCGATGCTACTGCGTCGGCGGCATAGGGCCTGAGCAGGTCCATAGCGATGCGCTCTGCGGCTTCGATGGGGCGGGGCTGCCCGATCAAGTCGGCAGCGTGTCCGCGTGAATCTGCCTGGCCGCCGATGATCGCCGACAGGAAGAGGCGGGCGAACGAATCTCGCTCGTCCAAGCCATCGATCTGGCGTTGGTTCAGGTGGCCCTGCAGGTAAGTGCAGAACCGGTCGAACGTCACCACCTGCGGCTGGCCGTAGCGGCGCTTCCATTTGATGTCCATACCGCACACCAACTGTTCAGCTGCGTGTTCCAGCCATTCCTGTTCTGGGTTCGCCTCGCTGATCTCTGGAGGCAACTGAGCGTCGTAACGCTCTTGGCATATCTTCAATGCTGCGTTCATGGTCGCCTCCAGGGTGGCGGGTTTTAATCTTCAGGTGCACATTCGTAGGATTCTGGATTCGGATGGCTGTGGTCTTCTTCACCACACACCCGACATTCCAGGTAGCTGTAGTGAACCGTTCCACTGACGGCGCCCGGATCGCTGCGCCATTGGCTTACACGACGCCAGCTATGATCGGCTTCGCATTTCTTTTCGCTCATGGCGACCTCCAGTGTTTGGGGTTAGGCGTAGGTCGGCTTTGGGTCGTTGTAGTTCGACTCGGTAGCTTGCGACTTGCTTGACTCGTTCATGACTCTCTCCATTCGTTGGTTCACCTGTATTCGTCAACACTCACGCACGGCTGTTTGCCGATGGGCGCCGGGGAGTGCTGACGGGTAGAGGCGAGGCGTAAAAAAGCCCAGTCGAAACCGGGCTTTTTCCTCTTTACGTACAAGCCTGCCGGGCGCATGAGGCGTCGGGCAGCTGGTTGGCTAGTCCATGATGGTTACCCTCCGTTGTTCGCTCACTGGGAAGGCAGTGGCCACCTATGAGATTGGGCGCCGGTCTTTCCCGGCTGTCACGGCGCTTGTGCCAGATCAAGGTAGCTCGCCAATACCAGGTTGGCGCTGACCCTGCGCAATGCGGGTTGAGCTATTCGCCGGTGATGCAGATGACCGGAGCTGATCCCGGCACGACTATTAGCGGCCTTAGTGACACCGGAGTTTCACCGGGGCGAAGGTTTCAGCCGCTTATTCTTGGACTCGCCGTGGCCATCTGGGCGCTTACTCACTCTACCGGCCACGATTCCCGCGATCCCTCAGGTCTTACACTTGCCCGTCAGCCCGGGCATTCATCTGCTTGTTGCGGTGATGCAGGTGGGCGGTTATAGGCCGCAGTTTCGTCCGCATCGGGGTGTGATCTGTCGTCCGGTCTGGGCTGCCCGGCTTGCTGGCTTTCGCCTCCCATATTCCTCCGCTCCGGCTTCCCATTTCTGGGCCCACCCATTGCGGGGCAAACAAATCACATTCCGATGCGGCCTGGTGCTGGGGAGTACCAGGTGCTCGGGCCCGGGCTTGCACCGGACTTCCACGTCACCATTACTTTTGTATGGGGTTCATACGTGTAGTTCGCCCATTTCCGTAGGCCTTCGCCATCCCGCTGCACCCTGTCGCGAAGGTGCAGAAGTGATGCTGCCTGTCACGCATACATCCGAACAGTGATGTGGCCGTTGCTTGCCACCACATGCTCCCAGTGGTTGAAGAAAACTCCGGCGCCGAACTTGTCGATGGCTGCCTGCCTCACCATGCTCATGACGTCGTGTGCCAGTTCGCCGTCTTCCGGGATCGCCAGCCACTCAACGCGCTTGTTGAGGGTTCTGTTGTTATCAATGTTGAATTGAGCCATTTCTGTTCCCTCCGTTGATTTCCAATGCCGCCTCATAGAAGCGGCATCAGTAAATCTGTGGGTGCTTCCTCTCCACCACGCGCATCGCCCGATTCATATCTCTGGCCAGGTCACACATTTCGTGTCCGGTGTTCTTCCTGGCTGGCTTGCGTGGTTTCGCGTACTCACATCTGGTGAGCACGGCCAGTTCCAGAGCTGGCGTGGAGATCGAATTTATTGCTCGCGCTGTGCCCATTGCTGGGGATCGATCTGCGAGGTTCCCGTGCTGTTAAAGAGCGGCGGGCTGTGAGGCCCTTCGCAGTCCCTGGTAAGTCGCTGCGATGGGTGAACAATACCTCCGGTATTGTATGGGGTCAATACCGCCGGTCATGTATTTTTCATTGGGGGTAAAAAAGGCCGCTCAATAGCGGCCTGGATGGAGAGGGAAGTGCTGCTACAATCGGACCAATCAGCGAGTGGAGGTAGCAATGAATCGGATTGCGATGGTGGGTGTGTTATCGATGCTTGGCGCGCCCGGGTTAGCATTCGGCTACACGCAGCAGGACGCCAACGATGATGCCGCTTTTATATGGTCATCAGGATGCACGGATTTCAAGTCCGGCATGAACGCTGGCGACTTTCGTGGATGGATGAGACCGGGTGAAGCGGTAAAGACTTTTTTAGGAATCAAAAGTATCGCGGTCAACAGGCTGTACATAGATGGGTGGGAAGTAGCTCGTGGGCTTGGTGGGGTTATCAACTGCGAGGAAGCGGCCAAGCATCGCGCGGCAGACTATGTGTCTGGTGTTGATATTCGGCGAGTGGAATAGGCCGCAAATAAGAAGCCCGGTGCATGTCCGGGCCTTTCTGTTTCTATAGCATCCCGCCACGCCAAACGACGCGCCCTATAATGCGGATCTCGTTTATCTCCCCGTCGCGCAGCGTCTCATCGCCATAGCGCGCCTTGTCAGGGTTGTCGCTTCGGATGATCCATCCGTCGAAGTCAGACCTCACCAGGCGCTTCACGATCGTGCCTTTCGATTCGCTCTGCATCGCGAAGATCTGACCGTCCTTCGGATCCACCCTCGACTCATCCACCAGCAGCACGTCGCCATCATTGATCGTCGGCTCCATGCTGTTACCGCTGGCGTAGATTACATCCAGGTGTTTTTGGTTGAGGTTGTTGGCGCGGAGCCACGCCGACTTAAAGGCCATGACGCCGCGTATCTCTACGTGCGGATTGTCATCTCCGCCTCCCGTCGAGCCGCGCGCTGTCAACTGTAGGACCCCAGTGTACCCAGGCTCATCCTTCAGATCGAAGCTGCGCGGAGGAGTGCGGCCGTCAGTTGGCTGCTGTGCGAATTTCCCAGGAAGCGCCTGAGACATTTTTTCGATCTGGGTCGCCAGCGTTGGGCTTATCTCCGAAACTGGCACGCCGAGCGCTTTCGCAAATACAACCGCCGCATTCACGCTCAACGCGGTTCGGCCGTTCATGAAGTGGCTGACAGCGCCCTGGGTGACACCGTCACCCAACTCTGAAGCAAGTTTTTCCTGGGTGAGCTTGAGCTCCCCGCGCTTGGCCTGGAACAGGGATTTCAGTCGGGCGCTGTCTTGCAGCTGCCATTCGGATAACGGAAGCCGTCGGGAGTCTTTTTTCATTCGCTGATGGTATTACCCACGGTATTTGCTTAACCAATATCGCCGGTATTGACTGCGAACAATACCGGCGGTCATACTTGTGGTGAAATCTACGTAGAGGACGCCGCAATGCGCCGAATCACACTCACCGAATTTGCCAAAGAGCACGGACATACCAAGGCCGCCCAGATGCTCGGTTGCACCCAGGGCGCACTTAGTAAAGCGATCCGTGTGGGCCGAGATGTTTTCGTGACCCTCGAAGATGACGGCAGTTTGTCGGCTCAAGAGCAGCGTCCGTTCCCGTCTCAAAAAACAGCCGCTTAACCACCTTGCATGCATTCAACAAAGGAGCCTCACCAATGGCATATGACGACACACGCCACCTGAAAGACCGGGAGATCAAGTCCCGTTATGACGATGAAACCTACGAAGCGTTAAAGGCCGTGGCCCGCCTGCACAAGCTGCAGCTGGCCGTGTTCGTGCGCATGTGCGTCGAGGAGAAGTTGGAAAGCATCGTTGAACCGAATGCTACCGGTAAACACATGCAGGCCTGAAGGCCCTGAAGGAGGCTATGTGCCTGAAACCACGATCTGCCACGGGATCGACGGGCGCCTCTACGAAAAGCTTGAACGACTGGCGAAGGCAGCAGGCAAGACGCCTGACGAATACGCCGCAGAGCTTGGAGCGGAGCGTTTTTTCGAGAAAACCAGGCCAAGGGGCGCCGGGAAGATCCGGCATCTACCAACAACAAGGCGTGACCCGCCGAAGGCCGTATTAGGGCCTGAAAAAGGAGGGACTGATGAAGACCTCAAACCATAAACCCAAATCGCAGGCACAAAAAAGCCGGGGTGCAATCCCGGCTTCTTTAACTGCATACAGCAAAACAATCTGTGAGGCCGATTATGCATACCTCTAACAACGATGTACAGGCCCTGAATAATCCCGCGCCACGTTTTTCGATTGCTGAAAACGTGTCGCGGAAAGAGGTGATCTCGGAAGAGATTCTCTCGATACAAGCCGGTACGGCCACCATGGCTGTAGCTTATGAGTGGGCGTTTAAGTTCATGTCCCTCGCGAGTCAGAAGGTCGGATCAATTAATTTGGGCGACTTGGATCATATGGATAGAGAGCAGGCTAGGGCTGCGCTCGACGAAATAGAAACTGGCCGAGAGCACTTGAGAGGCATCGCTCCACTCTTTGAAAAATACCCATATATCGCGGAGACCATGCGGTTTCATTGCAGCGCGCTGTTTTACGCCGAGGCAACCCTCATCCCGTTCTACATCCAGTGCAACAAGTCTTTCCTCGACCACAAAGCCTCGTCTACCAAGACCTATATCGTTCGCCATCCAATTACGGGAATGATCAAGATCGGCCGCACTAGCGACGTTCAAGGACGAATCAAGTCTTTGCAAACTGGGGCCGGAGCTATTCTCGCGACCCTGGCAGTAATCCCTGCGGATATTGAGCAAGAGCTTCACAAGCGCTTCGCCGCACTCCGTCGTCATGGTGAATGGTTTGAGGATGTAGACGGCCTCATCAGTTCTTTTGCAAAGACACGGGAGGCTGTGTAATGGCCCGCGCTCGCAACATAAAGCCCGCACTGTTCAAAAATGAAATCCTTGGGGTGGCCGACCCTATGGCTACCTTGCTGTTCGAAGGTCTTTGGCTACTTGCAGATAAAGCTGGCCGTCTTGAGGATCGCCCTCTGCGCATCAAGGGCGAGCTTTTTCCATACCGCGACGGCCTGGATATCGAGGGGCTTTTGAGGTTCCTTGCGGTCGAGGGCTTCATCGTTCGCTACTCCGTCGCAGCTAAGCGTTATATCCAAGTCGACAATTTCGACAAACATCAGAACCCGCATCGTAACGAACCAGAGTCAGTTATTCCTTCTGTATCAGAAGGTTGTATCACTACCGATTTTGGCGGAAGTACTTCTGCCATTCTCGGAAGCGCTCCGGCTGATTCTCTGATTCCTGATTCCGGATCCCTGATTCCTGATTCCCTCACCCCGTCAACGCCTCCGGCATTGCCGACTTCGCCGAGTGCAGATCTTTTCCCGAAGTTCTGGAAGCTCTACCCGAACAAGAAGGGCAAGGCTGCTGCGGAAAAGGCTTGGAGGAAACTCAAGGTCACTGACGAACTATTCGCCCTGATTGCCGAAGGCCTGGCTAAGCAGGTTGCTTGCCCGGCATGGACCAAAGACGGAGGCCAGTTCATCCCGCATCCGGCGAGCTGGCTCAACGGCAAGCGTTGGGAAGACGAGGTGAAGCTTTCCGGTAACGTCCACCAGTTCCCGCAATCGCGCCACGCCGGCTTCGCTGAACGCGACTACACCACCGGACTGATCGCTCGGGAGGATGGCACCTATGCGTTCTGACAAGATCGTTTCCATGCCCGCCACTACTCCGGCGCCGCAGCAGTCCACCGGCGTGTGCGAGGACCACGGCCAGTTCCCGCAGCAGGTGAATGTGATCTTCGGCCGGGAGTTCAAGACCGGGTGCCCAGAGTGCAGCCGCATCCGCAACGAGGATGAAGCCGCGCGCAAAGAGGCCCAGGAAGCCCAACTGCTGCGTATGCGCATGGCGGAAAAGCTGGGCTCGGCGCTGATTCCCAAGCGTTTCGCGGGCAAGACGTTCGCCGGGTACATCGCCGACACCCCCGAACAGCAGAAGGCGCTGAAGACCTGCATCCGGTACGCCGCCGAGTTCAAGCAGATAGCCGCCGCCGGCCGCTGCCTGTTGCTGCTGGGCAAGCCCGGTACCGGCAAGACGCACCTGTCGGTAGCCATCGCCAACGAGATCATGGCCAAGTCGAGCGACACCGCTGTGTACCGCACGATCGGGTCGGTACTCCAGGCCATCCGCGCCACCTACGACCACGCCAGCGACCAGAGCGAAAGCCAGATCCTGTCGAGCCTCATCAGCCCTTCGCTGCTGATCCTGGACGAGATCGGCGTCAGCAAGGAGAAGCCCAGCGACTTCGAGCTGACCACCCTGTTCGCCATCATCAACGGCCGCTACGAAGAGCTGCGACCTACCGTCATCGTTTCCAACCTCGACGCGAAGGCTTTGGCTACGGCTATCGGCGAGCGTTGCGCAGACAGGCTTCGGGAGGGTGGGGTGATCGTTATCCCGTTCGAGTGGGAATCGCAACGCGGCAAGGAGGGCTTTTGACATGACCGACTACACCGAGCTTAAGCGGCTGGCTGAGGCTGCAAAAACCGAGGAGGCGAGAGTAATCAAACTCTGCGCGTCTGGGTGCGGATGGGAGGCCCTGCCTGCTCAGGCCTCATTCCGATGCGTGGCCAGTGCTGAGGCAGTCCTCGCCTTGATCAAGGACCTTGAGAGCCACAAGCGCATGCTCCTGGCGGCAGTTTGCGACCTTGGCGCGATTGGCGAAGCACTCAAGTCCGACATGGACGCCGATGGCGATGAGCTGCTCGGCATGGTTATCGACCTGAAAGCGCAGAACACGCGAATGCTGGAATGGCTCAAGGACATAAGCCGTACATCCGGCGACAAGGGTGCAGTCATGGGGGCTCGCCAGTTGCTCAAGGAGTTCGCCGAATGAACGATTTCCGCGATTTGAAAGCGATTGCCGAGGCGTGCGAGCAGCATCAGCCGCTTCGTTTCATGCGCAGCCACGGTGCGCTGTACATCCGCAACGACAAGGGCATCGTCTTCGATGTGCATCAGAACCGCTCATTCCCTGGCGTCATGGCGCAGAACAAGGATTATGCGGATCTGGTGCTCGCCGCCAATCCTGCCGCCATTCTGGCCCTGATCGCCGAGAACGAAGCCATGGCCGGCATGCTCCAGCGCTTCGTGGATGGAGAGCACGACCAGGACGAGAACCAGGCTGAGCGGCACATGTACTTCACCGAAGCCCAGTCGCTGTTGGCGCTGGTGAGTGGCGAACTCGAAGCGCACACCATCGTTCCAGATTCGGCAATCAAGGCTATTCACGCCGAGCGCGACCAGCTCAAGGCCGAGAACGATACGCTGCGTGAAGAAGTCGCGCTGGACGACAAGCTCATTGCTGACCGTGATCGGCTGCTGAATATGTTCGAGTGCCCAGTTCACGGGCAGTGCATCCCTTTCGCGATGGACCAGGTCGAGGCGCTGCGCAAGGATGCCAAGCGCCTGCAGAGCGCTATTGATTTCGTCCAGAAGCTGCGTGATGCCGCAGGCAATCAGCCAAGTGTGGCGACAGGGTATTTGCACGACATCCTGTCTGCCATGGGCAAGGATGAACGGCCATGACCGACAAGATCAGCGTCAATTGCCGCTCCATGCTCACAGAGGCCATCACCCGCATGTCCAAGATGTTCGAGGACAAGCACTTCGTAGTGGTGAGTCTTCGCCCGGGCAAGGACCGTACCCTGGACCAGAACCGTTTGTGGTTCGCGATGTACAAGCGCGTCGCCGAGATGACCCAGATCGGTGACGCTGCTGACGCCCGCAAGTACTGCAAGCTGCACATCGGCGTGCAGATCCTGCTGAACGAGGACGCCGGGTTCCAGGCCGAGTGGTACCGGGTGATGCGTCACCTGCCATACGAAACCAAGCTGGACATGATGGGCGAGTGCCACCTGTTCGGGCCTGACGGCTTCCCGGTGACCAGCCTGTTCAATCGCGCCCAGGGCATCGCCTACACCGACCGCATCGTCGCGCGCTTTGCTCCGCAGGGCGTGTACTTCTCTGACCTGCTTAGCCAGGAGGCCGCATGAGCCAGTTCAAGCCGGGTGACCTGGCGCTGATTATCCGCGCTACACATGCCGAAAACATTGGAAAAGTAGTAGAGCTTATTCGCTTCGACAGGAGCGAGAAAATCGCGCTCCCTGAAGATACCCCTCGAAGTTTCGCCCCCAATCCCAAACACATTGCGTGCTGGGTGATTCGGGGGAACCTCGTAGCTCATAGCACTCTGCGTGGCGAGATCAATTCCACTGTTGGAGCAGCACCGCAGTCATGGCTCATGCCCCTACGCGGCGATTTCGCGCCCGAGCAGCAGAAAGCCAAGGAGGCTGTATGACCATCGAACGTAAGCAGGCCAAACCGAAGAAATGCCGCGTTGCTACCTGCAGGGCCTCATTCGTCCCTGCGCGCCTGGGCCAGGCGGTGTGCAGTCCGGCCTGCGCAATGATCGACGCGCCCAGGCATGAGCCGAAGGCGCGCAAGGCCCTGGCCGACATCGAGCGCAAGGACATCAAGGTCCGCAAGGAGAAGTTGAAGACCCGCGCGGATCATCTGCGCGAAGCCCAGGCCGCGGTGAACGAGTACGTGCGTCTGCGTGACGCGCACCTTCCGTGTATCAGCTGCGACTCATCGCCGAACGACAACGATCTCATGACCGGCAGCCGCTGGGACGCTGGGCATTACCGTTCTGTCGGCGCCTGCCCGGAGCTGCGCTTCGAGCCGATGAACATCCACCGACAGTGCGTGAAGTGCAACCGCAACCTTTCCGGCAACGCTGTGGAGTACCGCATCCGCCTGGTGCAGCGCATCGGCGCTGAGAAGGTGTCCTGGCTTGAGGGGCTGCACGCGCCGTGCAAGTACACCGTCGAAGAGATCAAGGCCATCAAGGCCAAGTACCGGGCAATGACCAGAGAACTCAAGAGGGCGGCAGCATGAACTATCAAAACGTCATTTCGGCAGTCGTCCGCGCTCTGGCAGCGGAAACCATCAACAGCGCCGGCGGATGCAATGTCGAGCCCAGGGTACAGACCAGCAAGCTCAAAGGCGAGATCACTGGCAAAGATGCGGCACTGCTCGCCGACTGCATCGTTCACAAGCTGCTGCACGCCCAGCTCGCCCCGCGCCATTGGAATGCATTGGTGGCCAAGTACAGCACCCACCGCGGGCGCAAGATCGATTCAATCGGTCGCCTGGTCGCGGTTGTGCCTACACCCGCGCCGCTGCGATTCACCCAACAGGCCGTGCTGGTCTGGGCGGTCCCGCAGCAGTCGAAGGGCATCCAGCGCGCCATGGTCGAGGTGAAGGCGCCAAAGCATCGGGAAAACAAGGAAGATGGCCAGTGGGATTGGCGCAACAAGGCAGCTGATGCGGATGTGGCCCGCGCCAACAAGCACGCCAGGTCGGTCGCCGAGTCGAAGCCGGGGGAGATGATCGTCCTTGCCGAGTCGAACTACGACATGACGAACTGGGACACCCAAGGCCTGACGGAGCGGACCTATCAGCGATGGAATAAGTCGATCAAGGGTGCTTTGGAAGGCCTTGTGAACGAAGCGCTTGTAGATGCCCAGCACATGCTTGAAGAGGTAGGCGTGCTGTCTGGGGAGGCGGCTTGAAAATAGTCCCTCAAAAGGGCTTGCAATATCATGTCGCCATGTCGTAAATTAAGCACATCCTGTCATTCCTGCGTGTGTAGGACTGACTAACGAAACCCGGCCGCCGCGCCGGGTTTTTTGTTGCCTGAATTCCAGGTGCTCCTTGCTGCATCTTGGCCTCACCCTAATGAGGCCCTTTTAATTCCCTGGTGCCCCCTATGACAGAAGTGTCGCGCATTGCAGATAGCACGGCGTTCAAGGTTGCCGTGCCGATACTGCAGACGGTTCTGTCGGCTGCCGCTATAGGCGCCTTTGCGTATGTGGTCAGCTCGCTTGGTTCGCTCCAGGTGCAGCTGGCCGCCTACCAAACCAATCAGGCCCTGATCGGCCAGAGGGTGGAATCGTTGGAGCGATCGAGGGAGTCGACCGACAAGTTCGTCGATTCCCTCCGGATCACAACCCAGCGCCAAGAGTTCCAGATCAATCAAGTAGTTGACAGCCTGCGCGACCTGGTGAAGAACGGACGCCCAAAATGAGAATTTTGCTGATCGTGATGTTCCTGATTGCCGGGTGCACGACCAAGCATGTTCCGCCACCCCAGATCACCTACACGGTATCCGGCCTCACCGCCTCGAACTGCGCACCGTCTGAGCGACTGGCTCGACAACTGCGAGAGGCCCGGAAGAGTCGCGATGAATGGAAGCTCTACGCCGAAAGGCTGGAGAAACTACCGGCAGCGAAGACACCCCATGAATCTAATCCCTGAATGGCGAAAGTTCTGGCGCATGACCAGTGTGCAACTGGCAATCATCGGTGTTGCCCTCAATGCGGCCGCCGCTGGCTGGTCCGCCTTCCAGGGCGCGGTAGACCCGCTGATCTTCGCCTCGGTGAACATGGTCCTCGGTATCGGGGTTGCAGTCGTCAGGGTGATTCAGCAGCCAGCTCTGCGAACAGACGACAAGCCGGATGACCCGGCCAGTTAATCCGCGCCACGTTTTCGAATGCGCCAAATCGTGGCGCGAAGGGATTCACATGACCGACAAGCAACCCACCGACTGGGAGCGCATCGAGCAGCTCTACAGGGCTGGCGTGCTGTCAGTGCGAGAGATCGCAACAACCTGCACCGTGTCCCATGTCTCCATCCACAAGCGCGCCAAGCGTGACGGATGGACGCGCGACCTTGCAGGGAAGATCAAAGCCAAGGCTGATGCGCTGGTTAACAACCAGGTGGTTAACAGCGAGGTTAACAAGGAACGAGCGTTAACCGAGAAAGGCATTGTTGATGCAAATGCCCAGATCATTGCTGATGTCCGGATCGCACACCGCGCTGACATTGGTCGGTCGCGTCGACTCACCAACAAGCTGCTGGATGAGCTTGAGGCGCTGACGGATGAGCAGGGCACCATCAGGGAGTTGATTGATCAGCTCAAGGATGGCGACCACGAAGACGGCGACGCGATGTCTGATGTCCTGAAGCTTGCCAGCAAGATGAGCGCTCTCCCGAATCGAACCAAGACCATGAAGGAATTGGCCGACACCCTGAAGACGCTCGTTTCCCTTGAGCGGCAAGCATTTAATCTTGATGAGGCTGAAGGAGATAGGCCGCCTGGTGGTGACACTGGTCGGACCGCTGTCGATTCGTCGCTCATCGCCGCCCTGGTAGACAAGCTGGTGGACTGATGGCTATCAAACCGATCGAGTGGGACGCGCTGAGCCACGCTGAGCGCTCCGCCTTGGTCGCGGCTGGCGAGCATAGCCCTTTGGCCTTCACCAGCCTGTGGTTCAACATTACCCAGGGCGACAGCTTCAGGACGAACTGGCACCACCACTACTTCGACTATGCCGCCCGCAAGATGCTTGCCGGTGACGCGCAGAACATCGTCGTGAACATCCCGCCAGGCGGCACCAAGACCGAGTTCTGGTCTGTTCACCTGCCTGTCTACACGATGGTCAAGCACCGCCGGGTGCGAATCCTCAACACCAGCTATTCCAAGAGCCTGGTAGATGAGAACAGCGAGCGCAGCCGCGCCCTGGTCAAGTCTGCTGAGTTCCGCGAGTTCTACCCCTTCGATATCGAGAAGGACAAGGTAGACGACTGGACACTCGCCAAGGATGGGAAGCGCGTACACCAACTGTTCAGCCGTTCAAGCGGTGGGCAGATCACCGGTGTCCGTGGCGGCTACATGGGCGACGAGTACAGCGGCCACATCCAGGCGGATGACTGGGACAAGATCGACGATCTGTTCAGCGAGGCAAAGCGCCGCAAGTCACACACGCGCCTGGTGAACACCTTGCGCAGCCGGAAGGCACACAGCGGCACACCATTCGTTGCCATCCAGCAGCGCGGCCACATCGACGACTCGACTGCGTTCCTGTTGTCGGGCGGCATGGGCCTGAAGATCGATCTGCACATCAAGATCCCGGCCCTGGTCAATCAGGAATACATCGACTCACTGCCTGACGGCATCCGCGAGCGCTGCATCAAGAGCGTGTGCGGGTCCGAGCAGGTAGACGGCTATTGGTCGTACTGGCCGGCCAAGGAAAGCGTTCACGACCTGATCGCGCTCCGCACGGCTCACCCGTACACCTTCAGCAGCCAGTACATGCAGGACCCCGACACGCTCGACGGCGGGATCTTCTCGGCTGACGACTTCCAGTACTACGGCGACGTGGATGCTGGTGCTGATCTGCCTCTGCCGGAGAAATTCGACTACCGCTTCATCACTGCCGACACCGCGCAGAAAACCAACACCTGGAACGACTGGACCGTGTTCGGGGAGTGGGGAGTGGCCGAGGGACGAATCTACCGGGTTGGCATGAAGCGCGGCCGGATGGATGCCAAGACCCTGCGGCGGGAGTTCGAGGCGTTCGTCAAGGGTGCCTGGGCCAAAAACGGCAAGACCAATGGCGTCCTGCGCCGTGTCTACGTCGAGGACAAATCAAGCGGCACCGGCCTGATCCAGGAGATGGAGAAGCGACTACCGCTCAAGGTGACGCCAGTCCCTCGGGACCGCGACAAGCTGACCAGGGCGCTCGACGTTCAAGGCTTCCATGCTGCAAAGCTGGTGTGCTTGCCCTACGACGACAGCCAGAACTATGAGTTCGTGTGCGAAGTCGCCTCGTTCACTGCCGACGACAGCCACAAGTACGACGACCAGACCGACGTGATGATCGACGCTCTGTCCGAGGTTTACATCAAAGGCAAGCGCTCAATCCGCGATCTCCTATAACCAAATCGGTGACCCCATGAGCAAGAAGGGCTTAGTGCCAGCAGACAAAAAGCTGGGCAAAGCCCTTGTGCGGGCCGCTCAGAAGTACGAGGCGTCCATCAAGTCGTCCAGTGACGGCCTGGTGAACGTCGTGTCCGGCCTTGGCACCCAGAAGGCCAAGCGGTCCCACAACCAGTTCCAATACGGGTTCCTGAACGATTTTCAGCAGCTGGACGCGGCTTATCAAACCAGCTGGCTTGCCCGGGCGATCGTGGACTACCCGGCCGAGGACATGACCCGCGAGTGGCGCACCCTCAAGTGCGACGACGCGGACGTGATCCGGGCCGAGGAAGACCGCCTGCAGCTGCCGGCCATGGTCAGCGAGGCAACCAGCTGGGCGCGCCTGTACGGGGGCGCCGGCATCCTCATGCTGACCAACCAGGACCTGACCAAGCCGCTCAAGCCGGAGAAGATCAAGAAGGGCGATCTGTACCGCCTGCTGGTGATCGACCGCTTCGACATGACGGCGATGGACCTGAACCAAACCAATATCCTGGCCGCCAACTACTTGCAGCCGGAGTTCTACACCATTTCAGCCGGCGCCCAGCAGATCCACTGGACGCACTTCGCCCGGTTCGCCGGTGCCAAGCTGCCGCGCCGCCAGCGAGCACAGACGCAGGGCTGGGGCGACTCAGAGCTGCGTAAGTGCCTCGACGACGTGATGGACATCGTAGCCAGCAAGGACGGCATCGCCGAGCTGATGCAGGAAGCGAACGTCGACATCATCAAGCGTGAAGGCCTCTCGGATGAGCTGGCAAGCGATCAGGACGACGCCATCACGGCGCGTTACGCCCTGTTCAGCATGATGAAGTCCTCGATCAACCTGGCGCTGCTGGATGGCGAAGAGACCTACGACCGCAAGACCCTGGACCTTTCCGGGGTTGCGCCGGTGCTCGACACGCTCATGACCTGGATCAGTGGTGCGGCGGATATACCGCTCACTCGGCTGTTCGGCACGTCCGCCAAGGGCCTCAACGCCACCGGCGAAGGGGACATGGACAACTACTTCAACTCGCTGTCATCGAAGCGCCTGACCCAGATTGACCCAGGCCTTCGTCAGCTGGACGAGGTGCTGGTCCGTTCGGCAACCGGCCAGTGGCTTGACGACTTCAACTACGTCTGGAACCCATTCCAGCAGCCTGACGCGGTGCAGATCGCCACGGCGAACAAGGCCAAGGCGGAGACCGACCTGCTCTACAAGGATGGCGGCATCGTCACCACCAGCCAGATCCAGCGACGCCTGCAGGCCGAAGAGCTCTACCAGTTCGACGACGAGAAGATCGCCGCGCTGGAAGAGGACGAGGACCTGACCATGTTCACCGACCCGGTGGATGACGACGACAAGGTTGAATGACCATGGACATGATCGGCATCCAGTACAACGCCAAGCTGCAGCGGCTGGTGAAGCAGGTCAAGGCGTCGATCAGCAAGGAGCTCATACCGCTCGTTCGCCAGTTGGCGCCGGAGTACACCCAGGACGCGGTGGTAACGACTGACGCCTGGTCTGACCTGATCCTAAATACGATGGGCCGCCTCGTCCAAAGGTGGCAGTCGGAGCATTTCGGCTCGGGCGCCGGGCGCATCGCCGCAGACTTCGTGCAGGCCGCCCTGAAGAAGTCCGAGCGGGACATGAAGCGCTCGGTCGGCATCGACGTATTCAGTGGCAATAAAGTGCTTCAGGACTATCTCAAGGCCTCGGCGCAACAGAACGTCCAGCTGATCAAGTCCATCCCTGGCAAGTACCTGGAAGAGGTGCAGACGCAGGTGATGGCGAACATGCGCGCGGGCATGCGGCCCAGCTACATCGAGAAGGCGTTGCAAGAGCAGTACGGCGTGACGCAGCGCCGAGCCAAGATGATCGCCCGCGACCAAACCTCAAAGATCCAAGGCGAGCTGGCAGAGAAGCAGCAGACGACCGCCGGCTTCGAGTACTTCCAGTGGGTTGACGCCGATGATGAGCGTGTCCGCACCAGGCACCGCGCCATCGACGAGAAGGTCACCGCATACGGGAAGGGCATCTACCGCTGGGACAACCTCCCGTTGAGCGACAAGGGCGTCCCGATCAAGCCGGGCTCCGACTATCAGTGCCGATGCATCGCACGCCCTGTAAGCGCTCGCGAGGTCAAGGCCAACCAAGACGCAGGCCGCACAGCGCCGGGCGTCTACCGCTAATTCATCCAATCCGCGAGGCCGCAACATGAAGTGCACGGTTTTCGACCGGGCTGGGTATCGCATCACCCAGCGAGAGTACACCGACGAGGGGTTCCTCAAGGTGCCGGCCAGGGTGGCCCGCACCGGGATTCAGGAGTACCTGGCCCGCGAGCTTGGGCTCGACGGTGACCCGAATCGCATTGTTCGCGTGTATCGGCCGCCGGAAGAGGTTTTCTCGCCTGATTCGCTGGGCACCTACGACTCCAGCGACATCACCAACGATCACCCGAAAGAGCTTGTCACTGCGCTGACCTACAAGGGCGTGGCGGTGGGCGTGGTGCGAGGCCCTGGGCGGCCAGATGGCGACTTTGTGGCCGCCGACCTGATCGTCAAGGATCAGAAGACCATCACCGACATCAATGCCGGTAAGTGCGAGGTCTCCGCCGGATACACCGCAATTTACGACCACGCGCCAGGCGTTACCGAAGACGGCAAGGCGTACGAATACATCCAGCGTGAAATCCGAATAAACCACGTTGCGATCGTTGACCGAGCAAGGGCGGGCGCCAATGCCCGCGTTTTTGACCACAACCCAGGAGGCAACACAATGCCTGTACTTATCACCACCGATAGCGGGCGCAGCGTTGATGTTGCTGATCCTGCGAACGCCCAAGTGGTCGCCGACTCGTTCGACCGATTGCTGAAGCGTGCCACCGATGCGGAAACCAAGGCTGATAAGGCCCAGGCTACCGCGGACAAGGCTGCCGAAGACTTGGCCGAGGCCCGCAAGGCTTCGAGCGATGTCGCAATTGGCGAGCGCGTCAAGGCAATCAGCGCCACCCAGGCCCTGGCGCGCAAGGTCGCCGGCGACGGTTTCACCTGTGACAGCCTCGACGTAATCGAGATCAAGCGTGCCGCCCTGGCCGTTGCCCTGCCGAAGCGTGACTGGTCGGACAAGTCCGCCGGCTACGTTGAGGCCTCCTTCGACGCCGAGTCCGATAAGGACGAGGAAGAAGAGGAGGACGACGGCAAGGGTGGCAAGAAGCCGAAAATGCCAACCGGTGACACCGCTGCGCTCTTCGCTCAGTTCATGCAGCTGGCCAAGGACGGTGCAAGCACCCCTGCGACCACGGACGCCGCGCCGACCCCATACCAGGCCCACAAGCAAAGCTTGTCCGGCGCCCACAAACAGAAAGGAGCCTAACCATGCCAGTTCAAGGTGGTAACGCAATCAACCACGGCGTCGCGTACGCGGGCATGGTCGCTGATGGCGAAGTGTCCAACGGCGTCTCCAAGGTCAACAAGGGCACCGTCAACATCGCCTACGGCCTGGGCGTGGTCACTGACGGTGACGACGGCGCCAAGCTGCCGGTAGCCGCATCGACCGCGGCCCAGTTCATCGGTGTCGTGAAGCGTGAGCTGAACCGCGCCTACACCTCGACCGATGTATTCGGCGCTGTCGCCAAGCGCGACATGACCGTCGAGACCATGGCGCCTATCTGGGTAACCGCCCGCGTGGCGGTCGCCAAGGATGACCCGGTCTACCTGGTAGTCGGCGACGGCACCGGTACCAACCAGGGCCAGTTCTCCAACGTGGTCGGCGCCGCCGCCACTCTGGCAGTCCTGATCCCGAACGCCAAATGGGTCAGCACCGCCGGCGCCGGCGCACTGGCTAAAATTTCTCTGAAGGTCGGGGGCTAATCGACATGACTCAGCTTAAGAAAATCGTCGTAGCCATCGATGCTGCAATCGCGCAACAGATCGGCCGTGACGCTCACCAAGTAACCTTTATTGACGGTCTTCCGACTCTCGACGATGGCCTGGCGTTCTATATCAGCCAGTTAGCAAACCTGGAATCTCGTATCTACGAGGCCAAGTATGCCGCGATCAACTACATGGAGTTGATCCCTGTTGACACCTCGCTTCCTGAATGGGTAGACGAGTGGAATTACATCAGCTACGACGGCGTGACCATCGGAAAATTCATCGGCGCCAGCGCTGACGACCTGCCTGATGTAACCATCAACGCGAACAAATCCAGCGTGCCAATCGGCTACGCTGGTAACAAGTACAGCTACAGCCTGGACGAACTGCGCAAATCGCAACAACTGCGCATTCCTCTGGACACCACCAAGGCGCGCCTGGCCTTCCGTGGTGCCCAAGAGCACACCCAGCGCGTGGCGTACTTCGGCGATGCGGCTCGCGGCATGACTGGCCTGTTCAACAACCCGAACCTGGCGCTCTCGAACTCGACGCTGGACTGGTACAACGCTGCCACCACCGGTGACCAGATCGTCGCGGACCTGAACAAGATCCTGGTTGATGGCTACATCAACTCGGCGACCGTTCACCTGTTCGATACCGTGATCCTTGATGCTGCCCGTTTCGCGTTCATCTCGAACAAGCGGATGGGCACCATCACCGACAAGACGATCCTTGAGTACTTCCGCACCAACAACCAGTTCACTGCGCTGACCGGTCGCCCGATCAACATCTTCAGCCGCCTGCAACTGTCCGCTGCCCAGCTGGCCGCCGCTGGCGTGTCAAACGGCAACAAGGACCGCATCGTCGCTTACGAGCTGAACGACGAGAACCTGGGTATGCAGGTGCCGATCCCGTGGCGCTCCCTGGCTCCGCAGTTCCACAACCTCACGGTCAGCGTGCCGTGCGAATACAAGTTGTCTGGCGTGGAATTCCGCTACCCGTTCTCTGGCGCTTACCGCGACCAGTTCTAACCAGCCGTTCCAGGGCCGCCTCCGCTATGCCCGGGGCGGCGGCCAATGACTCCGGGCGAGGATTCGACATGTTCCTGAAGAACGAAGCAGCACGACTGATCACCATCAACCACCTGGTGGACGACAAAGAAACCAGCTACCCGATCCTGCCTGGCGAAAACCCGGCGGTCGAAGTTCCGGACGCGGTGGCAAAGATCGATTTCGTCAAGGCTCTGCTGAAGAACGGCGACCTGCGCCGCGTTGGTGCTGATGAGTTGGAAGCCGACGATGGTGAAGAAGACGACCTGAACGCCCAGGCCGAAGCGCTTGGCATCAAGGTCAACAAGACTTGGGGCGAAACGCGCCTGCGCGAAGAAATCGCTAAGGCTCAGGCAGCACAGTAACACCCGGGCGCCTGGCGCCCACTCATTCATACCGGAGAGCCCATGCTAATCACCCCCGAGATGATTGCGGCTTTCCGCAGCAATCCTGTGTTCAAAGCGTTTGCTGACCCGGTGAAGTGGCCAGACGAATACATCGTTGAGGCCCTTTGCGAGGCCGGTACCGAGACCGGCTCAAGCCGGTGGGGCGCCCTCGAACTGACCTGCGACAACTTCAAATGGCGTGGCATGCAGTACTTCGCCGCCCACTGGCTGGCAACCAACTTTGCCACGCTCGGCGCCGGCGGCACGCCCAACTCTGAGGCCCGCCTCAACGTGGCCCAGAAGTCGGTCGGTGACGAATCGATCGCCTACCGCGTGCCCCAGATGATGGACGCGGGCACCGACTGGCTGACCTACACCAACTACGGCCAGCAGTTCTACAGGCTCAAGAAGCGCGCCGGGATGGGTGCCAAGGCGGTTTGAATGATCGAACTCGATATCCAGGGCTTCCAGGAGTTGCAGGACGAGCTGGCGAAGGAGCTGAATGCGCTCAAGTCGAACAAGGTCGTCACCGTAGGCATCCATGAGGAAGCCGGCGACGTTGAGTCGGGCGACCTGACCATGGCCAGTCTTGGCGCTATCAACGAGTTCGGCGCCGATATCAAGCACCCGGGCGGAACATCGTACGGCTACGCCAGCAAAGCTGCTGCCGACCGCGATGAGGTTCGCTTCCTCAAGACTGGCAAGGGATACATGGAACTGGGCGTGACCCAGGCGCACACCATCAACATCCCGGCCAGGCCATGGCTTGAGCCGGGGGTTGCGAGCGCGACGCCAGAAGTGCTGCTGACCATCCAGGATGGTATGGAGGCAGGCAAGTCGATGGACCAGATCCTCGAGGCAGTCGGTGTGGTGGCCGCGGGCAAGGTGAAGGTGTACATGACCGATCTGAAGACGCCACCCAACGCAGCGTCGACCATTCGCAAGAAGGGCAGCAGCAATCCGCTGATCGATACCGGCGCCATGCGCCAGTCGGTCACCCACCAAGTTTCCATTGGTCCCGCATCGGAGGGTCTCGAATGAGCCTGAATATGGAGGGCCAGATCGATGGCGTATTTGAAAGCGTCGAGGCATCCCGCACGGTTGATACTGGCGGCGCATGGGTAGACGGCATATGGACGCCGGGCACGCCGAGCACCACGCCTTACATCGTGAACATCCAGCCCGCCAGCGATAGGGAAGTCGATTTCCTGCGACAGGGCGGCGAGCGGATCACCGATGCGCGCCGGATCTACATCAACCAGGGCGAGATGCAACTGATCGACCAGACCGGAACCTGGACATTCATGGGCCAGCAATGGAAGGCCGTCAAGGTCGACAACCGCTACTGGCGGAACTACTGCAAGGTCATTGTCATGCGCATTGACGATCAGTCAGGTGGCCCAGCATGACCAACCAAGAGCTATTCGCAAAGCTGCGCCCGATTGTGATGCTGGCGACTGGGGTGCCTGAGTGCATCCTTGCGGACCAGGCAGGCCCAAGCAGCATGCCAGCACCGAAAGGTGCCTATGCGACGATCACGCCAAGGCAGTCACCAACGCGTCGCGGCCAGGCCAACATCGTGTCTCGTGACATCCCAGGCAACCAGGTGGAGGTCGATGTTCGGGCGCAGATCATGTGTTCGTGCAGCGTCAACTTCTACCGAGGGGAAGCCCTGATGTTCGCTGAGCGGCTGATTGAAGCCAACAAGCGACCCGACGTGAGCATGATGCTCTTCAAGGCCAAGATCGGCTGGAACAGCACCGACGCAGTCAACAACCTCACAAGCCTGCAGTCTGCCAACTTTGAGCAGCGGGCGCAGATCACCATCCGCCTGATGTACGAAACCAGCAGCTTGCCGGTGGTGAACAACATCCTGAGCGTCGAAGTGGCGCTTCAGAACGAGAAGGCCAGGGTGCTTGACACCTTCACCGTGGAATTCGACCCCACATAACCCATTGGAGCTAGCACAGTGAGCTATCCAGCTACCAACATCATCCGGATTAATGCCCGGATCAGCCCGGCAGGCCTGGGCAATGCGAACTTTGCCAGCGCCATGCTGTTCGCTCCGCAGCTTGAGCTGCCGGTGGGCTTCGCGCCTGATACGTACCGGACGTATTTCACGCTGGTCGCGCTGTCTGAAGACTTCGCCGACACTACTGAGACCTACAAGGCGGCCCAGCGTTGGCTTGGCGGCACGCCCGCTACTCGCGAACTGAAGGTGTATGGCGTGGCCACCGCCGATGCGACCCGTGCGGCGACCCTGAACAAGGCGCGTAACCTGCTCTGGTGGTACTGGACCATGTGGACGGCGCCTATCCTGGCCGTCAAAGCTGACGTGCTGGCTATCGCCCAGTGGTGCGAAGACAACACCAGCATGTTTATCGACAGCCAGACTGGCGCCTCGGCTACCGAGATACGCGACCCAGTGGATGTTGACGACATTGCTACCCAGCTGACCTCTGCCGGCTTCCGGCACGTATACACCGCTGCACACGCCACCGACCCGTACTCTGGTTCTGCGCTGGCCAAGCACTTCGCCGCGGTGAATTACAGCGCCGACCGCTCGACCATCACCGGCGAATTCAAGAAATCCCCTGGCGTTATCGCTGAGTCTCTGTCCGGCACGGCCTACACCGCCATGCAGAGCGACAAGAAAAAGGCGGTCTTCTACACCGTTGTAGACAACCAGGGTTCGACGGATTCGGGCCGTTGGCTGAACACGATTACGCACAGCACCTACGGCGAATTCATCGATGATGTGATCAACCTCGACGCGTGCGTGAATTTCCTAACCACGTCGCTCTACAACGCGGTTGCGAACCAAACCACCAAGCTTGCCCAGACCCCAGTCGGCCAGGCCGTGCTGATCGGCGCCGCACGGGCAACCATGCAGCAGTTCATCAACAACGGCTACCTGGGCCCGCGTAATTACATCGATCCGGACGACGGCCTTGAGAAGTACACCATCGGTTTCGAGATCCTGACCAAGCCAGAGGACATCCTCGATTTGTCGGATGCCGACCGTAACGCCCGCAAATCCGCACCACTCCGCATTCGCCTGTTCCGCGCCGGCGCAATCCACATCGTTGATGTCGACCTCGACGTTTATTGATAGGTGACCCATGAGCCTGAGTAATTTCTCGAACGACCTGACCGTCGTCACCATCAATGGCCGGCAGATCCAGGACTGGGGCGACACCGCTACCCCGTACACGGATGCGCCGATCGACCCTCGCAGCCAGTTGCGCCGGGGGCAGGGCGGTAACGCCGTCCGCCTCGATCGTCAAAACCCTGGCCGCGAGGTGAACGTCTACCTCAACCCGGGCTCGTCCGACTCGGCATACGTGCAAGGCCTGCTGAACTCGAACGCGAACATCACGCTGACCTTCACCCAGATCGGCACGCTGGAAACGGCACTGGGTTCGGAAGGCGTGATCGTGAACGACGGCCAGCGCGGTCGGGCCGGCTCAACCATCACGGACGACCAGTTCACGATGCAATTCAACATCTGGGAAGCAACAAGGGGCTGATAGATGAGCGTGAAACCATTCACCATTGGCGGCGTGCAGTACAACGCCGCCATGGCCAGCGCTGTCGATCAGGACCGCCTGATGTCCCTATTGTCCGGCGCCGTGTTGGAGCGGTTCGCCACGGCCGCGCAGGCGGGTATTGAGGTCGATGACCAGGTGCTCTGTTCGATGTTCATGTCGATGCGCCAGGACGTGAAGGCTCAGGTCGTGCAGATCCTCATGACCCGGGTGTTCATCAACGGCACCGAGCGCGCGGTCACCGTGGCCGACTTCGGCGGCAAGATGGTGCAGTACAACCAACTGCTGGCCGAGCTGCTGCGCTGGAACCTCTCCGATTTTTTCGACTGGCTGCCAAGCGGCGCAAAAAGCCCAGGGCAGCCGGGCGCGGAAAGCGCAGCGCAGTAAATTGGTTCCTGATGCGCCCCTGTGTCGGGATTGTTGGCGTGTGCCCGCCGCTGTGCACCTGGGCGCAACTTGAAGACGGAACCCACTCCCTAGCCAGCGTCGAGCGCTTTAACCAAGCCATGGACGAACTGTGGGAACAAAAAGAGGCAATCACGAATGGCCAGTAAGGTTCTAAAGTCATTCCTGATCGGCATAGGTTGGGACACCAAAGCCCTGGAGGCGGGCGACAAGAAGATCAACACCAGCATTGGCAACATAAAGTCTGGGGCGCTCAGTATTTCTGCCGCATTGGTTGGTGCTTTTGGCTTTTCTGCAAGCGCGATCATCGGCGTATCAGATCGCGTCGACAAGTTAGCCATGTCCACGCAGAACCTGCGCACCTCAATGAATGCGGTGTACAGCTTCGGTAGCGCTGTAAAACTGATGGGCGGCGAAGCATCAGAGGCTCTGGATACCATAAAAGGATTCGAGGAGATCCAGAACAACCTGCGACTCAAGGGCGAAGCTGGCCCGATCAACGATTTGGCAATGGCTGGCATCGATGTAAGTTCTCTATACGAAACGAACACCGGCGAGGAATTCATGCGCGCGCTGTCGGGCATGATTCCAAAGCTGAATGAGGGGCAGCGGTCCGTAGTTCAAAACTCACTCGGCCTGTCGGACGGTGTTTTCCGCTCGCTCGCCGGCGGAGTGGATCAGCTCGACGCAACTATGAAGCGGGCCAGCGCGCTGACTGGCAGCGTTGATCAGCTTGTCGATAACAGTCGCAAGCTTGCAGACAACACGGCCCAGCTCGGACTGATAATCGAAGGTGTCAAGAACGAACTGGCAGAGAAATTCCTTCCCAGTCTGGTGGGCGCTACCGAAGGGCTGAACAACTTCCTCAAGCAGTACCGGCCTGAGATCAGCAAGGGCATCGACGCTCTGGCAGAAAACCCACAGGCCACGGCAGGCGTAGGGATTGGAGCTGCCTCAGTGGTCGCCGGGGCTGGGCTTTCCAAGATCGGCTTGAGCGGCATCGGTGGGGCGCTGAAAGGTGCCGGACAGATCGGCATGGCAATCAGCCTTGCCGACCTCATGACGCCCTACATTGACCCGATGTTCGACAAGCTCTTCGGCGTTGATCGGGCAGCTCCGGAGGTCTATTCCGGGAAAATTCAACGATCTCAGGAGGATATCGACTACCTGGATCACCGGGACAGGTCTGCATCCGACAGCATGCCGCCTACCAGTGGAACCACACCGGACGAAGATCGCCAAGCATCAGCCGAAGCGCTTGCTGGCGTATTGGCCCGCACGCCGATCAACGTGAAAAACCAGCTAGGCATCACGCTTGAGCTCGACGGCCAGGCCCTGGAAACCAAGATTAACCAGGTCAACGAGCGCCAAAACTACGAAACGCTGGGTGACCTGAAGACCACAACGGAGCGATAGCCGTGAGCATCATCAACATCTTCACGCGCAAAGCCCCGACAATTGCCGGGTACTCGTTCGACGCGGTGCTGGAAGACACGTTCGAGGCGACGGTGACGATCACCTCATTCCCCATTGAGTCAGGCGTAAGGATCGCGGATCACCGAATCCTCAACCCATTCAAGTGGACCATGACCGGCGCAATCAGCAATAACCCGGTCAAGGTTCAGCTGACGGACTTCCTCGGCGGCGCGCTTTCCAACCTTACCGACAACCCCATCGTTTCCACGGTGGCCGGTTTATCTGCTGGCTGGCTGGCCGGGAGCGACGAGACGCGCGCCAGTACCACGCTCGACTTCCTGATCTGGCTGATGAAGTCGTACGACCCGTTCGACATCGACGCCGGCGACATCCTGCTGAAGAACATGGCTATCACGCGCCTGTCCAGGACCAAGGAGCCACGTAACGAGGGCGGCCTGGAGTTCATCGTGGAGATGCAGGAAGTCATTGAACTAGACCGCATACAGCGGGACTACCAGTGCACGCCGGATCAACTGCGCGACGGGGACCCGTCAAAGTCGGCGCTGACCCGCGCCATCAATCGCGGCCAGGCAATTGCCAAAGAAGCATCCGACAGCGTTTCGAAGTCGGTAAATGGAATCCTCGACGGAGTCGTCTGATGTACACCATCCCGCTGCGCGCCGGTGCCGCCAACGCTCACCAGCGTTTTGGCGTACAGCTCGGTGACAACCTGATCGACTTTGAAATTGACTTTATCTCCTACCTGGATGTGCCGGCCTGGTCCATGAACCTGCTACGTGACGGCAGCCGCATCGTGGCCGGTGCAATGCTTGAGCCTGGCAGCGACATCATCCAGAGCTACCGATCTGGTATTGGGCAGATGGTGTTCACCGGCAAAGACGTGACCCTCGACAACCTGGGCATCGATAACTTCCTCGTTTGGATACCCCCACTGGTGGAAACATGAGAGAGCGTGTTTGGTCGATTGACGTGAATGGCCAGCCCTACATTGGTCTCCAGTCTGGTCGCCGGCAGTTCCGCATCCAGTTCAACATCGATATATCCCCTGGTGACGCGCTGTCGTTCGCTGACATCCGCCTCTACAACATGAACAAGGGATCTGCGATCGCGCAACGGTCAAGTATCGTGCTGCGTGCTGGCTACAACGACAACGTCGACGCGATCTTCACTGGCTTTGTGACAAATACTTTGCGGGAGCGGGAGCCAGGCGCGCCGGAGATCATTACCAGGCTGATCTGCCGATCAGGGCAGCCGGCGGTTGACCGAGCATCTGCCCAGCTGTCATTCGGCATCGGCACCAGGGTTGAGGAAGTGATCCGCGCCCTGGCAGCCGCATGGCCGCTTCCGATCGATATCGACAACGCTCAGTTCGCCGACGCTAAGCCGCTATCATCTGGGCTGGTGGTGGACGGGGATATCCCACAAGCCATGACCGACCTGGCATACGCCTACAAATTCGAATGGATGCAGGACCGCGGGCGTATTGTCGTCACGAAGCCGAACATGCCGCGCACCACGACTATGGTGAAAGTGGACCAGTTCAGCGGAATGATCGGCATCCCGGAGGTCTCACGCGGGCCTGACGGCCTCGGCGTGTTCGTGGCGGTTCAGCTCAATCCGGCGCTGCGCATCAACGGCAAGATCAACGTAGAGAGCGAGTTCGCGACATTCAACACCGGCAACCTCTTCGTGTCCGAACTGAGCGGTGACGCCAGCGCCAACGGCGAGTACAACATTTTCGCCATGAAGCACTCTGGCGATTCTGGGCCGGAGGGACATTGGAAAACCGAAATCGACGGCCTGCGCGCTGGCACCACTCCTGCGGCGAATGAGACCGCAACCCCGCAAAACGGCAAGTTGATCTGGGGCGCAAGGGTTGATCAGGCGTTCCGCGTCAAGGTTCGCGAGATATGCGACCGACTGTCCTTCGACCCGAACTGGCTCATGGCCGTTATGGGGTTCGAGACGGGCTACACGTTTAGCCCTGCCGCAAGAAACCCAGGCAGCACCGCTACTGGACTCATCCAGTTTCTGGAGGCCTCCGCGCGCGCCGTCGGCACATCCACTGCCCAGCTTGCACGGATGACGGCAGTTCGCCAGCTCGACTACGTGGAGGCGTACTACAAGCCTTACTCAGGGCGTATCCGGAACCTCGGTGACGCTTACCTGGCAGTGCTTTGGCCGGCGGCAGTGGGGCGCCCGGATTCGTACGTGATGTGGGAGCGGGATAGCGGCCCATACCAGCGCGAGTACGCGGCCAACTCTGGCCTGGACGTAAACCGCAACGGGGTTATTACCCGCGGCGAGGCCGTCGCATCCGTTAACACCTCCTACATGCGCGGGCAGCAGTTCGTGCGATGACCACTTAACCAGGCCCGCCCCACGGGTTCACCGAATCCGAGGTAGGCATGCTTGAGTCAGAAGGCCGCGCAAAGCAGGCGAAGCTGATCCGCGACTCTTTCCGGGAGATCCTGAAGGGGGTCTGCACATCGCTGCCGGGCCACATCTTGACGTTCGACCCGGTAAAGCAACTCGCCCAGGTGCAGCCCGGCATAGCTCGCGTCGACATCAACGGAGCTGAGTTCACCATCCCCCCGATCATCGAGGTGCCGGTTTACTTCCCTGGCGGTGACTACTGCATCGAGTACCAGGTCGATGCTGGTTGTGAGGGCGACATCCTGTTCTCCCAACGCTGCATTGATGGCTGGGTGCAGAGCGGCGGGGTGGCGGCCAACCCGATCGGGCGCTTCCACAACATGCAGGACGCCATGTTCTTGCCGGGATTCAGGTCGCAGCCAAACGTATTGCCGGGATTCCAGAACAACGGCGTGCGTATGCGCAACCGGGCAGGCACGCAGTTCGTTTGGCTGAAGAACGACAACAGCATCTCCATGGACAACGGGGTCGCCAGGTTCAACGTTCTAGCCGATGGCACAACCCTGATGCAGAACGGCGCCGGCAGCTTCCAGTTGCTGGCAGACGGTTCGTTCCTGATTAACGGGCTGAAGATCACGGCTGACGGTGATGTGATCACAGCTACCGGCATATCTCTCAAAAACCACAGAACGTCCGGTGTTACGCCTGGGTCTGGAACAAGTGGAGCGCCAGTTATATGACCGTACGCAGACTGGACGAAGAAACAGGTGACATCGTGACGCGCGGGCAGCAGTTCATCACCGGGCAATCCGAGGTCGCTCAGACGGTGCTTACCCGGTTGCGCCTGTTCCTGGGCGAGTACTTCCGGGACATCACCGACGGAACGCCTTGGTACGAGCAAATCCTGGGAAAGTTCACAAGCCTCTCCACCGCTGAGGCCGCGCTCAGGGCGCGAATCGCCAACACGCCAGGCGTGATCCGGCTCACCAGCTTCTCTGCTGACTTCAACATCGAAAACCGCAAATACAGCGTAACCGCTGGGATTCTCACCGAGTTCGGCCTGGAAGAGGTAACACTGAATGGCTAGCCTGACTTCGACCGGCTACGTGCTACAGACGCAAAACGACTGGTTCGCCCAGGAGCGCCAGTTCTACCTGGATATTGATCCGCTGTGGAACCTGGATCCTTCGACGCCTGACGGCTTGAAGATGGCGCACGACTCCGAGATCTTCTACGCGCTCGATGAGACGCTGCAGCAGGCCTATAACTCGAAAGATCCGAACAAGGCCAAGGGCAACGATCTCGACATCATTTGCTCGCTGACCGGCACCATCCGTTCCGGCGGGTCTCGCTCGAGTGTTCAGCTGACGATCACAGCCACTCCAGGAACGCCTATACCTGGTGGCAACCGTTTCGAGTCGGTCACCACCGGCAGCCGCTGGACTACCGACCAGGCAGTGACCGCTGACTCGCTCGGCTCCGCAACAGTGAACGCGACATGCACAGTCGTCGGGCCTACCCAGGCAGACGCCGGCACTATCACGCGCATCGTGGACGTGGTGGCGGGCCTGGCCAGCGTGACAAACGCAGCGCCAGCAACTCCAGGTACAGACGGACAGCGCGACGAGCAGCTACGCGTCACGCGCGCTACAGCAGTGGGAAAGCCAGGCAACAATCAGATCGACTCCATGATCGGCGAACTGTTCGGTGTGGACGGCGTGCGTAGGGTGAAGGTGTACGAGAACGACACTAACCTGAGCGCGGTCTCGGCAGACAACCCGTACGGGCTCCCACGGCACTCCATTGCTCCAATCATCGACGGCGGCACCGACGATGATGTAGCCATGGCGATCTACCTCAAGAAGAACCCTGGTGCGACGCTGTATCAGGCTGGCACGCCGTTTGAGGTTCTGGTTACGTCGCCAAAGTACCCAACGAACCAGAAGCTGATTCGCGCCAGCCGGCCGATCTACGTGGACATGCTTCCCATTATTCATGTCGTCAATGACGGATCACTTCCGCCAAACGCCGACCAGCTTATTAAGGAGGCGATGATGGAATACGCCGCCGGAGACCTGATCCCGGCGGATGTCGGATTCAAGATCGACGGCTTCGACATTGGCGAGACGGTGCCATTCAGCACGATCTTCACGCCGGTCAATAAGGTCATCGGCTCGTACGGTGACAGCTACGTAGACCTACCCTCATCCAGCCTCAACGGAGGACAGACCAACGTTGTCATTGCTTACAACCAGATGTCCCGGTGGACGGAGAGCAACATCACCGTAGTGATAACGTGATGAATATTCCAGACCGCATCTACGCGCAGTACCGCAACAAGCCAAAGGCCGTGGATTGGTACGCCATAGCCAGGAAGCTGGGCGGAAGCCTTGAGGACGCCGCCGAGGCCATTCGCAAGAGCTATGACATCGACAACGTCCTTGGCGAGCAGTTGAACGTTATCGGCCGGATCGTCGTCGCACCACGCAGCTTTGTTGGCTCTACCCCGATGAACCCCGGTCTGTTCGATCTAACCGACGGTGATGAGTTCGGTGACGACGAAGCCATGTTCAGCGCCCTGACCATAGACCAAGACGGACAGCTCTCCGACGAACTGTACCGTCTGGTCATCAAGGCCAAGATCGTCAAGAACAACGGCGACGCCACGATAGAAAACATACTCGCCGGCATGAACTTCCTTCTGCCGAACGCGGAAGTTCTGCGTGTTACTGACGGCGAGGACATGTCGTTCAGTATCGAGTTCTACGGGCAAATCACCAACCTTGAACGGTTCGCCCTTCTCAATGCTGGCCTGGTGCCGAAGCCGCAAGCAGTCAAATTTAACGGATTCCTTGAGGGGTTCGACATGGTCGAGTTCGGCGATATTGACGCTGAATTTGGTGACGAAGACGCAGAATTTGCAGGATACATAGGGGCTTAACATGTCACTGAAGCTTAACGAGCGCTACCCTGGACGCTTCAATAACCCTTCCGCCGACTATCCGCAAGGGTCGTTTAAAAACAGAACGGCACCTAGCGCTAAAGACGGATCGTACCTCGAACAAGATTGGGCAAACGACAAGGAGGGTTTTTTCCAATCGCTTCTTTCGGCGGCAGGCCTTGAAGCCAACGGTTCCGTAGACAAAGTCGGGGCCTCCCAGCTTTTCGACGCCCTCCAGAGGCTTAAACAGACTCAGTCTGGGACGGCATTCCCCACGACAGGCCCGTCGGCTGCACTGGTGTTGACTCCGTCGCCGGCGATCGCTGCATATGCTGCCGGCCAACGATTCCGCGTCAAGTTCAACCGGGCCAGCACTGGCACGGACACCGTTAATATCTCAGGTCTTGGCCCGAAACCCCTGAAGCAGTACGACTCGGCAGGTGCGAAGGTTTCGGCGGTATTTGCAATAGACCAGCTGGCAGATATTGAGTACGACGGCACAGATGCTGTGCTGCTCGATCAGCTACCCTCTAATAACGCCGTAGCAATCCAGGGCGCATTTAAAAACCTGCAGGTGTCCGCTAGTGGGTCGAGCAATTTTGTATCCGTTTCGGCTGACCAGATTATCTTGGCAGATACGACTGGAAAGAACCTGCTGGCTCAATCGGTAAATGTCGGGGCAAGCACGATAGTAGTCGGAGTCAACGGAAGAGATTTAGCGGCGGCCGCAACACCGGCTACGTGGTATAGCGTTTGGGTCATCAGTAATGGCACCACAACGTCATGCTTGCTTTCGCTGAGTGCCACGTCCCCAACCATGCCGTCTGGCTACACCTTCAAAGCTCGTGTTAGCTGGGCAAGAACCGATGCAAGTCTTTTCCCCCTGCGATTTAACCAATTTGGCCGGACAGCAAGATATGATGTCGGTGCAAACGTGCCATCTTTCCCAGGTGTAACGAGTGGATCGGCTACGACAGCAATGACTATTGCGCTTACTGGGGTAGTTCCTATTACCGCTAGTAAGGCAATGTTAGTCGCCGGCACTAACTCTGGGTTTGTTGCGTTCGCCCCCCTCGGGGGCTTTGTTTCAACGCCTGGCTCTAATTACCTGAGTACAGCCCAAGCGAATGGTTTTCCATTCGCCGGTGGCTGGAACGCTTCCGGCCCCGTACCCACTACTTCTGGCGAAATAAACCTGCGAACCCAGTCAGTTATGTACGCATCAACCGCATCAACCGCAGTACTTCAATGTATGGGATGGGAAGACAATCTATGAACACTCCGGGTTATGCAGTAAAGAAAGATCTGACGTTCTGGCGTATCGTCGATGGCGCTACGCCGGACCCAGAAAGCCCTGAAAAAGTCTACATGGACCCGGATACGGAATACTTCATGGGCTTTGAGGATGGCCCACCTCCTGCTCCACTGCCAACCACAGAAGAGTTGGCGGCTAATGCAATGCACGAATGCGATCGACTTCTTGCAATGGCAGCAATTCGTATTGCTCCCTTGCAAGACGCTGTAGACCTTGGCACTGCAAAATCTTATGGCGTTGAACTGTTGAGGGCGTGGAAGGAATACCGGGTTGCCCTCAACGCTGTTCCAGAAAGCAAAGAGTTCCCGAACAAAATCATTTGGCCGGAACTTCCAGCTGGAGGTGATGCATCATGAGCGGATCATATAGATGTCACGGAAAGCCGGGGACGAATGAGATTCTGTGCGCATATTACGAAGATGACTTTCCTCCGCCGGAAGGAACCGTAGCGATGATTGGCATGCCACCAACTAATCGACCAACACGATTTGGAGACTGGTTCGCAACTCCGGAAGGTGCTTACGCGTGGAATGTATTCCCTGACCCACCGTTCAATGTCGTCTACCACGAAGGAAAGTTGAAGAACGCTGATACGATGGAAGAAATTTCCATCGAAATGCTTCCTGGCGACATTTCTGCTCGACTTATGGCGCTTGAAAATCCAACGCCATAGCCTCCTGTTTAGGCGCCATCGGCACTATAGCCCGGGGCTATTTCAATAGCTCCGGCATGTGCTCCTTACTCCATGCAACAAAACTATCCATGACGTATGAGCTTCCATATACCGATAGGTGAGCATCGTCACGCAAAAGCGGCTTCCCATCGCGGAAATAAATGCATACATGAGAATCACAAAACAGGTCGAACTGGTCGAAATATTTCAGGTTCGGGTGCTTCACCATAAGAGCGTAGACGCCCTCTCTAAATTTTAGAACCTTGTTCAACTCTGTACTGGTGTCCGAACTGCATCCGGCTTCTGTTTTCCCTAGAGGCCTTCCAATGCAGCTTTTTATATCCTTTCTCAGTTCAGGCTTCGGTCCAAAGATTACAACTGCTTTGCCGGCTCGCTCTAAAAACGAAACACGATCCTCTAAACCGTAGAAGTAATTTTCAAAAGAAGAGTTATCGTCCATTTCCGGCCTGTCAAACAGCTTTACTTTCTTTTCTCCATAATTGCCGCCTGCGTTCACATAGTTTCCGCTAGCGTCGAATGCTGGCCACCAAGCATTTATTATAACCGTCTTGATTGATGCGGTATTTTTTATGATTTCGTCAATAAATGTTCGCTCCAGGTCTGCCTTTCGTGATGCGCACGGGCTTTTTGGATTTTCAGGATTTCCCCAATCAGTGTGTGCGGCCGGGTCGCAGATGCCAATTGATAGAACGCCCTTTCCAGCCATATCCGTATTGTTCGCTAGGCCCGGGTAAAGGTGGTTCGCAAAACTGTTCCCGATGATGATGACATCTGGCGTTTTGCTGTTGGTGTAACAGAACGTCCATTCATCCAGGTAGTCAGGCTTGCCGAAGGTTTCTTTGCAAAGCTCATTCTTCGAGTAGATCCAAGCAAGTGACTTGTCGATCTCACTGTATTTTTTGATGCTTTCTCGGTCAGGAAATCCGCCCGCCTTGTAGATCGTGATCCCTGCGCCAAGAAGAGCTATTCCGACGATCAATAGAGCAATCGATAGCCGCCCCTTATGCCTGCATCTTTTGGCTGGCAGCTCTACCAGCCTGTACGTGGCAATGGAAAGAATGATCGCGATCGCCACCAGTGCTAGCCGCTCAAGCCTACCAGGCGCGTCTACAAGCCACGCAATAGATAGCAGTGGCCAATGCCAAAGGTACAGAGGAAAACTGATAAGCCCGATGAGTACGAATGGCCTGCTGCGTAGCACTAGCCGGTTAACGATTGCAGTCGGGCCGGCGCTGATGATAAGAGCCGCCCCCATGGTTGGCGCCAAAGCTGCCCACCCAGGGAATCGCATTCCCTCTTCGATAATAATCATCGAAGCGCATATCAAGAGTGCACCAACTATAGAAAAAGCATTACATAGATTCGTCGATAAGGTTGTGCGAACATAAAATGTGGCTATGAGGCCGCCGATCAAAAGCTCCCAAGCGCGAGAGGCCGGAAGGTAGAAGGCGGCTTCCGGGTTTGCGTAGGAGTTATGTAGGCTTATCCCGAAAGACGCTAATGCAATAATCACAATTGCGAAAGGGAAGTAACTTGGTTTTGAGGAAAAGGCCAAGGCTAGTATCGGAAGCGTCAGGTAAAACTGCTCTTCTACGCCGAGAGACCAGAGATGCAGTAGTGGCTTAGAAATGGCCGAGGCATCAAAGTAGCCAGCCTCTTTATACAAAACTAAGTTCTGCGAAAATCCCATTCCTCCAGCCACATGCTTTCCTAATGCCTCCAGATCGCTCGGTAGAAGCACAAACCAAGAAAACAACATCACTGTGACCAGCATCAGGATCAGAGCCGGGAATATCCGATTAATCCGTCTCGAGTAAAACTCGATTACGGAAAAGCTCCGATCTTTTATTGAGTTATTGATGATCGTTGTTATCAGATATCCAGATATCACGAAGAAAATGTCTACGCCGACAAAGCCGCCCCTGAGAAGGCCCGGGAAGGCATGAAAAATTACAACTCCCATGACAGCAATTGTTCTAAGGCCGTCTATGTCAGGGCGATACTTTTGGTGTGCGGTGCCGCACTGAATTGCGGCGGATGAAGCTTCAGATAAGTTTGTCATTCTTCGCTTTAAATCCGTTTTATGGCAGCGCCCTGCTTGGGCGCATGCATGGTAACAGCAACTACACAATCTCCCGCCATGAGCGGGTATTTTTTCGCTTGGAGAAAGTCATGCCCATCACTGAGCAGCAGTTGCTGCAGATCCTCCCGAACGCCGGCCGCCAAGCCGGCGTTTTTGTTCCTGCCCTGAACACGGCAATGAACCGTTACAGCATCGTTGGCACGCAGCGCGCCGCCGCGTTCATTGCCCAGGTCGGGCACGAGTCGGGCCAACTTCGCTACGTGCGCGAGATATGGGGCCCCACGGCGCAGCAGGCCGGCTACGAGGGTCGTGCCGACCTGGGCAACACCGTGCCGGGCGACGGCTCCAAGTATCGCGGGCGCGGCCTTATCCAGATCACCGGCCGGGCGAACCATGCGGCGTGTGGGGAAGCGCTGGGCTTGGATCTGATCAATCAACCCACGCTCCTGGAGCAGCCGCAGTACGCCGCGATGTCGGCGGCATGGTTCTGGTCAACCCGTGGCTTGAACACGCTGGCGGATCAGGGCGACTTCGTGAAGATCACCCGGCGCATCAATGGTGGTCTCATCGGCCAAGCCGATCGCCAGGCGCTGTACGACACGGCGCTGAAGGTGCTGGCATGACGCCGGTGCAGAAGCTGGCCGGTCTGGTGGCGCTGACCCTGGGGCTGATGGCCGGTGCTGCCGGTTTGGCCTGGCAGGTCCAAGACTGGCGCATGGGCAAGGCGCTCGCCGAGCAGGCAGGCCTGCACAAGGATGACTTGGCTGCGATCAGCAATGCCGCCGAGGCCCAGGCCCGCGCTGAGCAAGACAAAAGGCTGGCCTTGGAGCAGAAGCTCGCCAGCCAAGACCAACAACATACCAAGGAATTATCCGATGCCCAGCGCAATCAGGCTCGCCTGCGTGACCAGCTTGCTACTGCTGATGTCCGGCTGTCAGTCCTCCTTGCCGAGGATCCAGCCGGTTGCTGCAACGTGCCTGCCGCCTCCGGCACCGCCGGCGTGGTTCATGCAGCCCGTCGAGCCCAACTTGACCCAGCGCATGCGCAACGAATTATCGCCATCACCGACGACGGGGATAACGCCGTGATCGCGCTGCGGGCCTGCCAGGCTTACGTCAGGGCTGTGGCCCCCTGAGGACGGTCAGTTCCAGGAGAAGCCGCTGGTTTTCAACGCGAAGGTGTGAGTTCTGGCTGGCGATCATTTTGAGGCTCATGATCTCTTTGCTCTGCTCGGAATTGTGCACGTTCGCAAGGCTGAGTTGTGAGGATATGGATCTGAGCTGTTCCTCAGCCGCGGCCTTCCCTGTGATCAATAGGTCGTTCATCTGAACGAGGCCGGCAATGTTCGCTCTCGACTTGGCCAGCTGCCGCTGCAGGTCGCTGATCTCGTCCTCGAGCAGGGCGCATTGATGCTTGTACATTTCGAGCGGTGTGGAGCAGCCCAGCCACTCGCAGGTGTCTTCGTCGATTTCCAT